ATTGTCAAGTCGGTCTATCGGACGCGGCGGTTTCATAATGTCGTCTACAAACTCTTTGAATACTTTGTTGTATTTGTCGGAATAGTTTTCGGGATACATCTGTCGGGTCTCCTCTGTGATACCAGTTTCGGGATAGGGCTCTTCGGTCACTTCGGAAGGTTCCAAGGTGTCCATTTAGAATTATGCCACACTGCGAGCGCGGCGGTGAGGTTTACTTTCGGATCAAATAATGAATCGCACACTTCTAAGATCCCTTTCGCTTGTAGCCAGCCTGTAGGCCAGTATGCCGAAGGGGTGCACCAGAATCCGTTGATCTGCATGAGACCGTAAGAGCCGCCATTGGTGTCTTGAGCATTGAACGCGCTGGGCGTGCAATTTGACTCACGCTTTAATACGCGCATCAAAGTCGGTGTTTCGGTGGCAGGCCATCCAACACTCAAGGCGAGGTTGAGCGCTTGCGCGCAAGCTGTAGCCGGCGTAGTGACGGGGGGTGTGACTACGACTGGCAGTGTGCCTAGTGGGATTGTGGCGTAAGCGGTCACGGGGCTCACTTGAGACATGCCTTCAGGCGCTTTAGAAGCGTCCCAGAGGAGCACAAAAGGACAAAGCCCCAAAGTTACCCATGCAAAGATTTTTATCGTTAGATAGCTCATTTTTCAAAGTCCAATTCTGTAGGGACGCCCCAAGAGTCGCCTGCCAATGTTCGGAAGGCGATCTGTGCGCGGATGATTTTGTGTGTGTCTTCGTGGCGAAAGATCTGGACGAGGATTTCTTGTCCGTTGTCTAAATTGCACCGACCTATCTCATAGATGAAGACTTTCGGTTCGGTCATGTTTTGTACTCCTATCGTCGGTACTTCGACCATAGAGGATCAGTGTGCGCTATTGGGGGATTTCGGCGAACACTCTCTGAAAGGCTTGCTTCACAAGGGCTGGAGAGTCTGCCATCGCTGGGGTTATTTCATAATGGTGCCAGTCTCCGCCGGGTGCATTATGGATTTCTGGCTTGCTGTATGACTTCCAAGCCTGTCGATCGCAGCGGTATCCGCGTCCGAACTTTTGTGGAAAGTAATCAAGTACGCATTCAAGTCCGAGTGCGTTTGCGTTGGCGATGACAATGTTTAGGAACGCGACTGCACCTTTGCGATTTGCTGTTGGGTGTTGTTCGGTCTTGCGATATGAAAGATCTACAGCTCTACCTGTGGCGTGTACGGAGAGCGATGTTTCGGATCCGCGCATGTTGCGAACTCCCCAAGATCCGTTGTTCCAGATTGCACCGTCGGCGTATTTAACTGCTTGTCTAATCCATTCGTCCATGCCTGCTCGAGGGCCAGCTGCGGCTCCGTCGGAGTTCCCTGTGTATGGGCGACTGTTTAGGATCTTTGGGTTTGCTGGAATCACGCTCATGGCTTTACAGGTTCGGCAGGCTTTCGCTTGAGTCCGTTGGCGGCGACAAGTCCAGAGAGTGTGCCTGTCATAAATACTGTAAGCGTAGAAAGTAAGTCAATGAATTGGGCGTCGTTTGGTGACTGCTCAAGTGGCTGGGTAACGAAAAGTAGACCGTAAACAAAGCCGATGACGGTCAGTGCAAAAGTGACTGCGATAGTGCAACCTACAAAGACGATCATGCGCGCATGCAAGATTTCTATTTCTGCTTTTTCCCTAGCCATTAGAGACCCTTTCGCATTGTTGAATAGTCGAGCATCGCGTGAGCGCGGTGTTGCGTACTTTGAGAGGCGCGTTGGTTCGTGTTGTTTCGCACGCGGTCAAGATCAGCGCAAACATTAAACTAGCCAAGAAGTAGCGCGGCTTCATTACTTAATTGCACTATTTGGCCGTTGGTTGTGGATTCGTCACTTGACGCTGAATAAACGCTTCATATTCAGCCGGCGTCATTGGTCGCACAACTTCATCAACTTGGATATTTACTTGGTCGTGTGGATAAGCCGCTATTGCTTCTTCGTATGTCATGTCATGTCCTAACTTTTTGCGTATCCATAGACGCAAATTGTTCCGCCTGTAAATGTTCCTGATGACGGTCTAATAATGAACGAAGTGTAACTTGTAGCGGTTTTGTGTACGCCGTTAGCAACTCCTGCTTCGTTCACTGCTTCGTATGCAGCGTTTACTAGTTTCGTGTATTTGGTTGCAAAAGGGTCAAGAATATCGGCGTTGAAAGCAAGGCTGTCTGTTGTGCCGTAACCGACATAATCCCATGACGCTTGATTATTGTTTCCAATACCAGCAGGCGTGCCTGTGGCAAACGGTGCATAAATTAAAGAGTTGTAATAAGTCGTAATGGACGCGCCAAGCAAAAATTGCATTTGGATATTTCCTGACGCAACGCCGCCAGTGACGACAACTTTGTAGGCGTCATAAGTTGCGCTAAACGCGCCTGAGACAGTCACGCTTGCGACTGTGGTTCCGATAGTTGTCGCGCTAATAAGAGTCAGTGCGCCTGAAGCGGCAGGCCCGAGCGTGGCCCAAGCCGCGCCATCGTAATATTGAACGACATTGCTCGCTTCGATGTACGCAAGTTGTCCTTCTGCAAGTACTTTTTCGCCTGCTCCACCGAACGCCGCATCGCGCGTAACGGTCGTAGCAAAGACCGGGACGCCTGTCCCTGCACTGATATTCATATCGGCTGCGGTTAAAACTTCCGCTGCTACATATAACGGAACTGATGTTTGTGCGTTCGCTCCCATAGTGCTCCCTATCCTAAGACATTTCCCGCGTCAAGTGTGCCATACACAAGATCATCCAAGATGAGCTCATAGACGATTGTAGTTGGCGCAGTAAAGTAAGTGACTGCGTGTCCGGCTGACAAAGTAAGACGGTGCTCAAGTCCTTCAATGGTGAGATCTTGTGCAAATTGTGTTGGGCCTGCCGAAGTCGTTATTGACTTTTGGATATTGATCAGGTCGCCGACATCAAGAAGCGCAAGGATGTCTTGGTCTAGGGCAGGTGTCCCAATGAACTCTGTGCCTAGGAAGTTAAAGCGCGCTTCGGGATCTGGACTAATGAGGTATTCGGCAAGTGTGAGAGCTGCGGCGTCATTGTGCAGGAGCGAGTCGGTGATGGATTGTGTCTGCACAAGGTAAGCGGCTTGGCTGACTAGGTCTTCTGCGACCTGTGGGGATGCGGCTCCAGCGTGTTGGATGGATGCACGATTGACCACTGTGTCCGCTTGGAAAGAGATGTCAATAGCCGAGTAGCCGATGTTTGTATTGTCATCGTGGAACTCCGCAACAGGGACGCCCAGCGTCGTTCCTAGACGCTTCTGAAAGGTGATAGTGCCTTCTCGATCCACAAAGATTCTGCCATATTCGGCTTCGTTTATTTTGTTGGCGTAGGCGGCGACTGATGTTCCGTTGGCGACCGTCCAAGCAGCTGCACCGCCTAGGGTCGCCACGCCTGTCTCAATGCTCCGTGTGCCCGTGTAGGCGACTTCTGGTAGATCCAGTAGGTTCCCGAATCGAGTGCTGGAGAGCTCTTCGGTGACATTCCATTCGGCAAGGAAAGTCTGTCCGAGCTGATAGGAGAAGTCCGCGCAATTCACGGTCACTGTGTCAAGTCCGCCAAGAGTGAAGGTGTAGTCGTAGTTCACGATGTAGCCCACCCACAAATATTTTTTTACATTGAGCGAGTCATAGCGTGAGAAGCGGACTTGGCGAAGCGGTGCAAGTCCGGGCTGATTGTTCGCTGGATCGTAATAGGGCGAAGTCGTGTCAAAAGGGTTGAACACTCCGTCCGCGTAAGTGTCGTTCAATGTGAAGCTCATCGTGCCATAAGCAAATTGGTCGCCTGTGTTTTGGCGTCCGCGTTTCGCTGTAAGTCCTATCGTGCCATCCATGACCGATGCATATTGGCTTACACCATTGAGCACATATTCCGTGTTATTTAATTCGCCTTTAAGATCGTCGTCCAGCGTGAAGGCGTCCCACATGTAGCCTGTGTCGATCTCTAGGTCGTAGTTACCTGATCCAATTACCGCTACGCCTGCCATTAGGCGACCGCAATGTTGGCTGGGCCGTTCTGCCTGTTGAATGCTCTGATCGCGTTCACGACAGCTGTGCCAATCTCCGCGCTCGAGCCGAGACCGCCAGTGATGTTGATGGTGTAGTTTCCGCCCATCCCAGAATTGCGTCCAGATAATGGGATGACCGCTTCAGGGCCACGCTCACCGATCATTGCAAGCGTGGGCCCTGTCACGATTCCACCGTCTGCCAAATAAGGAATGTTTGGCACGGAGAAGCCTTTGCCACCTATGCCGGGTACCCATGACGGAATGTTGAAAGAGAGCTTGCCTACAGTGCTATTCCAAAGTTTTGCAATGCCGTTGAAGAGGTCTTTGTATATGTTGAAGACGCCTGTGAAGTAGGTCGTGAGTCCGTTGAAGACTGCTTTACCGCCTGCAAGCATCGCATCAAATACTGTATCTACGATCTTTCGCACGATGTCAAACTTGAAATAGAGCGCGACAAGTGCGGCGATAAGAACTGCGATTCCGAGAGTAATGAATCCAACCATCGCAAGCTGGGCGGCGGTGAGACTTAGCGCAAATAAAGTATTGACAAGGGTGGCGATACCTACTGCGGTATTGAAAAGCAAGACCGCTGCCGAGACTCCGGCGATTGCTCCTGCAATGATAAGAAGCGTTTTGGTGTTGTCTTGTGCCCATCCTGCGAACTTGAGTAGGACTGGGAGAATGGCTTCGACTACTGGGAGCAATGCTGCACCGATTGATTCTTTTGTTTCGGC